CGGGGAGAACCCCCTTCCGTCCCACTACTTATCAGGTAGAATCCACTGAATTAGATTGGTGAACAATCTTTTTCGGTCACTTCAGTGGTTATCGTCAGTGATGATGATATTCATAATTTCCCTCCGGTGTTTTCACACTTTTCAGTGAAAATGCAACATACTATCTGAGTTTAGGTTCATGCCTTTATTCGGAACTGTATTAACTTAAGTTTTACTTAATATTGAACGACTTAATTCGTCTCAAGTCACTTAGGATTAAGTATTTTGATTTTAACTTAAATTTTTCCTCCAATAATTTATTCTTCTTTTATCCTTAGTTTAATTTATTTATTAAAGTTGTATACGCATTTTATTTTGTGTGATTTATCTTAATGTTACAATGAGGTTTTATCGTAGAATGCAAAGATTCTCTTTATTGCCCAGTCCTCACAGGCGTGTTGTATTTCTATTATTTTATCTCATACAAATTTTGTGCGTGTGCATTACTTCTATATTATGTCCTTATGCAAGTTATACCATACGTCGCTTTACACTATGTAAACAAATAAACAAAATGCGAGTTGACAAATGGTAGAGTCCGCAAAAACATTTAAAACAAAATGGACTCGACTGAGATAGCTCTGTAACTTGTATATGTCTTCGCCCGATCGACTTTTCTAGGGTATTGACACCGATGATTATACGTGTCTCTTATTCATAATCAATCAATTTTTATCTACTTACTTATGGTCACAATGAAAGTTTTTTACATTAGCGCTGTCAAACCTTTTTACTCTCAAGCCGATGCCGTGCCTTTCGTTCGCAATCGCCAAGCTGAAGTTGGTGCTGTACACTTTTTATTAACTCATTCCCTTCAGGAATTTGTTAATCATGATTTTAACGTTAGCTACTTAAATTTGTGTTATCATAATGAAAAGATTGCCACATTCATTAAACTTAAACATCAAACTGTTTGTGGTATTCCTTCTCGATTGTTAGGTTTAACTAAACTTCCTGGTGTTTCTATTCGCTTAACTTTTGCTGAATTCCGTGCGTTTAGAAATGCTAATGATACGTATGCCTCTTATGTTTCTGATTTGTTTGAACTTTGGGAAATTCCTGAAGCCCAAATTTTAGATTTCTCTGTTCTATCGTCCTATTTTATGGCTAAAACCGATTCCTCTTTGTCAAATGTGTTAGATGAAGCCAAAAATATGATGCAAAAATTTCAAGGTGATACTGATGGTTTTATTCCCCTTGTTGGTATTATTTCCCACTTCTATACTGCTTCTCTTTCTACTTGGAAAGATATAGTTGCCTCTATTCTTGTTGTATGTTCTATTTATCGTCTTGGAGATTTGAATGCATTAATGAAATTGATCCATTCTTTTCTTCCAAAAAATGTACCTGAATCCCAATCTCTTAGTGAAATGGAAGATGGTTGGACTGTTGGTTTTCCTGTTTTAGCAACTCTTGCTTCTATTCTTATTCTTAAGAAAATTCCCACTTCTTTGTTCCTTAAAAATATGATTTCTAACTCCTCTAATGTGTCTCGTCTCTTAGCTACAGGTCCTCAAGCTTTTAGTAATTTGATTGTCATCTTCGAATATGTGTATGATTATGTTTTGTTGAAGGTGTTCGGTAAACAACGTCAACATCTTGCTGATTTGGAAACTATGATAGATGGTTTAACAGAATGGGAGTCTGCTGTAAATGATGTGTTAGCTTTAGATTTTAGGTCCCAAATAGTTAAGTCCCGTGATGCCTGTCTCCAAATTGAGAAGTTGTTCTTTGAAGGTAATAGATTATCTAATCAACTTAATAAACTCCATTTAGATACTACCCAAAAAGTACATTTTAATAGAATCCACAACCAAATTTCTAATCTTTATACTCTTGTGGATAATATTGGTGCTACTCCTTATGAGCCGCGTGAAGTTCCAATTGCCTTATATATAACTGGTAGTACTGGTGTTGGAAAATCTACTATGACCCCTCTTATT